GTAAGGGAATTTGGAGTTTTACTCAAAATCGTTCCTACTAATTGCAAGTTTGAATTTCTTATTTCGTCGCCGATGGAAATTACATCGTCTAATTTAAACCCAAAACTCAATACAAGCCCACTAATCGTACAATTTCCTATTCCCTGACAAGATAGTAGGGAAGAGTCAATAGTTTCGTTAGAAGTTCTTGTGTACGCTCTGTAAACTCCTTCTTGCTTTTCAAAGTCTGAAGCATTTACGTAGCCTTTATCTAAGTCAGTTTCGAGCGAAAGTTGCCACGCATCTGTGCCTTCAATTTCTAACGTTTTGTAAATTTTTCTTTCACTTGGATTTTGGGAAAAATTAAAAGTAAATTTACTTGGATATTCCACTCCAAAGAAGGTATTCCTTGCTGTTAATTGGTTGTGTTCGTAGATTTCACCGTTTTTAAAGGCTAAAAACTTTCCGTTAATACAACACATATCTTCTGGATTAAAAGTCATTCTTCCTAACCATCCGTTGTCCTTATCACTATAAACCCACGTTACATACGATGAATTGTTGTACTGAATATTCAATACGTAAACATCATTAAATTGGTCATACTTTCCATTCACATGATTTATCGTATTATCTCTGAATAGCGTTTTGAAATAACTACGCATTCCTTGTCCTGAGATTTCAAATAGACCATTATTTGATTTTTTAATTACAACTCCTCTGTTTACATCAGTATGGTAAATATCATTTCCGGAGTTTGCGTAACTATCAGAATGAATACTTATTCCGAAGTCGCCTTTGTATAAATCCTGACTTCCTAATACTTCAGAACTTTTGGATAAATTTGTGCTTCCGTCGGCATTATACAAAACATCTTTTCCGTAGAAAACCTGCGAATCTCTATCTTCTTGAAATACTTGTAGGTTAGTTTCTTCGCCTTTTATTTTGTAAATAGCACCATATGACTTGTCAATATCATCTTTAAAATTGGCTAATGCAAGATTGAATTCGCTTAGTTTATTTACGTTTGAGTTGGAGTTAAAAACTCCTGAGTAAGTAATATCTGCGTATCTATGCGTTCTTTTATATCCATCCTTACTTACTTCTGAAGGATTTGTATCTAATGAAAAAGTCTTTCCTAAAAATGCATCTTGCATCTTGAAACTCTCAATTCCATTTCCAAAAGCATAACAGTTAAAAGCATCATTCAATGTATGCTCAACCATTTCATGCGCTCCATCGGTTATAGTATAAGTTTCAGGAGTTTCGAAGAAAGGTGATGATAAATCCTCCATTGGTTCCGTTTCAAAAGCTAACATTCCGCCGGCGAAGTTCACATCAAAAATAATATCAGTCATAATATCTCTTGTTGCCGTACCATTACGATTGCATTTTACTGAAAATGATTTCCCATCTGTATCAAAACGCCAATCAGATATATTTTCCGTAACAAATGTACTCCAACCATCTAAGTCTTGAATTTCTGCTTCCCACCATTCTTTGATGCTTATATAGTCTTTTTGAGCATTAGTTTTTACCTCATAAATATTTTCATAAGCAATACTTCCATAAGCTTTAAAACTCACAAAAAATCGTATCTGAGAACCTGCATTTACCGGAAGAGGCTCAAATACAGAAGCATTATAAGTCCCAAATAAAGGAGAGGTTGTAACGTATGAATCAGAAGCATATCGTCTTTTAGCAAAACCGGCAAAAGTCTGAAAGGAGTCTTGGTCAATATCCATGTTAAAACCACCTTGCTTTATTTTCATGTAAAGACCTGGCTGTTCGATTAAATCTACTCCGGTAGCAAGAGTATTTCCTTTTATAAAATCTTCTTGATTAGTTGTAACTTCTAAAACTTTAGTTTTGGCTAAATATTCTAATGGTCCTGAATAATCTGATTTTACAATTAAGGAATCGCCCTCTTTGACCTTGTTTTTATTTTCCCCAACTAACTTAACCCATCTGTAAATACCATCTTTATAAACTTCATTTCCGTAGATAGTTTCGTAGCTTCTTTTAGGTTGTTTTATTCCAAACTTATAGTACTTAGCCCATGACGGCGGATTGTGGCTTACAATGGCTTTGATTTTATTTACTAAAACACTTTTATTAGCCGGAATATAAATAGAGTTTTCCTTAGAAACTAAAGCAGTTGTTTTTCGACCTTGCTCATCCATGTAAAACATGCAAACTTCAACATCTCTATTGCTATGCATGCTTGAATAGGAGTTTTCGGTAACGGTCAAGAAAGCAGCTTCTTTAATCAAAAAGAATTCGTTTTTATTTTCGGTGATTCCAGAAGATTCTAAAACGCTATAAACTACTTTTGGCGCCGTAATCGTAATGACATTTCCGCTATTCGCTAATAAAAATCCTGCATATGAAACTATTGTACCTTCATTACTAATTTGATCCGCTTTAAACGCAAGTGAAAAGGCATTTTCAAGTTGGTTTTTGAATGATGAATTTGCATAAAAATCCGCAACACTCACATAATCTGAAGTCAAATTATAAAAGAATGTCAATGACGGTTTTACCCCTAAAACTAAAGAGGATTGCAATTCAAAATTAATACGTATTTGCTGTCCTGACTTAAACACATAGCCCGTAAGGTCAATATTTGCTTTTCTGTCAAGAATGGTATTTCCTAATAAATCAGTGCCGTATCCGCCTGATTTTGGGAAAGATAATTGATGTGTAGCAAAGTAATTTCTTCTCGTAAGAAGAGTAGGGAAATTCAGGATTTCGTATTTTAATTGACAATCATAAATAAGTCCTAAATCTGATGTAACATATACTTTTACATTCTTATTTGAAGTGGTTGTATATAAGTCGTTATTAGTTCCGGTTACATTATTTAATGAGTTTAGTATTGTCGTTCCGTCTTTTAGCGTAATCGTGTATGGAACTGATGAATATCCGGCTTTTGGAGTTACTGTCACATTTAAAATTGCAAGAGTAGCACCGGTCAAATCAATGGCTAATTCATTTGTCGTAAAATTCATTTGTTCCGTTGCAGGACTTCCATAATCCTGATTGCCTTCTTCAAAATCAGTTACGTTAGAATAAGTAGTACTATCAACAAAATCAACTATTGATGTATTAATATTCCCTACGTATGGGTTTGTAGAAACACATTCTACGCTAAAATCTATATCGGTATCAATATCTCTTCCTTCTACGTAATTAGCATAGGCTAATCTATTCATGATAGTAGTTTGCGCAACTGCTTCAAGTGGCACATTGTCAAAGTTTCTTGATGATTCTTCGGCGGATAGTATCTTGAATATTTTACTCTTACTTACTTGAAAAGTTTGAGTCGTATTATTTCCCCAAAACTCCTTAGCCTTATTAAAATTCTGAACAACATAAATAGCAGAATCATCGCTCTCTTTGAACAAAAGTTCTACTTCTGAAACTTCTCTTGGACCGGTATTAAAACTAATATCGACTGCATTAGATAGGTTCAGCATTCCTTTATTCTCATACGTCTGATAATCTAACTGAAAAGATTTTGGCTCAAAAGCTATTTTCGACCATGAACCAGGGCAGGAATAAAAACCGTCAACATATTTATATCGCGTAGCAAATCGTAAAAACTTATCTTGAATAAAATTATTTTCTACCCCATCAACACTTGTTGTCAAAGTTATTTCAGGAGCAAAAATAGGCGAGGGCTTCATCACCGAAATTTCATTTTCTGTAAATCCATCAACTCCCCAAGTTTTAGCGCGGTCAATATTAAACGCTCTTAGTGGATTACTATCTCCGGAGAATGCAATCACATTCCCATCACCATTAGCATCTACAACAATATCTACATTGCGTACTCGTTCTCCGGCTCTAAAGTTTAAAAGTGTTCCGGTAGTAGATTGGGCCACAATAACCGAAGTATGAGTATCCGGATCATATTCTATAACATAATCGTGATTCGTTCCTTTTACAAGGTTATATACTTTATTTCTTGAAGTATCTATTCCTACACCAATGGTTTTTCCGCCGGTAATGTTGTAAGCAGTTTTCAAGGCATTTCCCAAGGCATTTTTTCCCACTCCGCCACTTGCTCCGTCAACTGTAGTTACGAAATAGTTTTCAGCATCAATCATTTCCTCCGAATCTACAAAACGAGAATTGGCGTCCTTATTAACAATACCTTTCGAGAATAAATTTTGTAGTTTCATCTATCTTATCCATTGTTTTTTAGCATTCAAGAATAACATCACATCGCTTATTTTTACATTCATTAAAGCGATTTTGGCATTTCTATATTCTGCTTCCCACATTTTTTCAGCACTTTTTTTCTGATATTCCGCGACTCCTTGCATGGTGAACATTAAGTTAAAGTTCACGTAGTTATAAAGCGCTATTTCAGCCATTTTAGTAACTTTAATATCGCTCTCATTGCTATATTCAAGTCCATCTGATATGTATTCAAGCATTATTACTCTGCTTGCATTATCGGAGCTAAAATGTATCTTTCCGGCTCTTGTATCGATATGAAATGTTCCGTTAGCATTTTTGGTGGTATCTAATCTAAAGTCAGTATCCGTACTAAATTCACCAACCGTTCCAATAATATTTCTTTGAGTAATTTTATCGTTTAACTCAGAGAAATAAGTAGTCCCTTCTAAAACAAATCCATTATCATCAAATAAAACATCTGCGTTATGGTCTTGTAGGTACGCGGTTGCTCTTGGTAGTTTTGAATTTGCAGATAAAACCATCAAATCTCCCGTATTCGGATTTACATATGAAATTCGAGCATAGTTTACATAATCCGGAGGTAAAATTATATCAAGCGTATCTCCAAGCTCTAATTCTACCGCTTTTACTTCCCGCAAAGCATTCATAGAAAATCTCTTAATCCCCTGCTTGAATTGGTAGATTATTTTACTTCTACTTTGATTCATCAATATAGTTCCGTCGCCGGTGTAATTAGCAATGAAATTAGTAACCATTTCTTCCAACGTTACATAAACGTAGGAACCGTGTTGAGTTTCATCTTCGTAGTATATTTGTGAGTTTTGAGAAGCCATATTTTAGGATTGTTTTTGGTCAGTAGTTTGTTCGGCGTTTGTAGCAGCAGCGACTACATCTTGCTCTCTAATAGAAACTCCACAGTAAGCCATTACTTTGATAATGAATGCTGAAAATAAACTTTCGTCCAATTCGATATCCTGCTTATCACTTGCTCCGGCATTGTAAATAGGGTTTCCGCTTACAGTAACATAAGTCCATTTAGGAGTTTTAGGCGTTCTGATATAAAGCAATTCTAATCCGTATCCGGCAGGAACGGTTGGGTAAACTTTAAAATCCAATCCTATTTTAACATAAATAGGGTAGGTGGTAGTAGGCATATTAATTTTAGAATTGATTAAATTATTCAATTCTATTCCTTTTGAAACTTGCTCTACATCTATTTTTTTTCCGGAGGCGTTTACCAATGAAAGTCCTTCGGTTCGGTATAAATCACTACCTACAAAACTCCAAAGTCCCGTTGTTGCATTAAAAGTAAAATTAGAAGTGGTAGAATAAGTCGAAAATGCATCAATTTGCTCTTTAATATTCTTATGAACATCAGCATACTCCGTACCGGTAAGATGTCTCGACTTATTTCCTAACCACTTATTATATTGAAAAAATAGGTTCTCAAAAATATCCATTTGGGCTAAATAACAAAAAGAATCGAATTTCTCTGGAGAAATAAATCCTCTATTGTTTTTATCCAAGAGATGTAAAACGGTATTTCGGCAACGATTTATAGATATCATTTTCAAGTATTTATAGCAAAGATAAATAATAAATACTTACAAACGTTTGTTGTCGAATAGATTTAAAATAAAAAACCACCCTAAGAAGAGTGGTTTAATTTAAAGATTATATCTTATTGAGTAAGTACTCATAGAATGTTCGTCCTACTCCGGATTCAAAGTACAAGACTAACTCATCCATTTCGTTCTGATTTTTTGCGACTTCCAAAATAGTTTCTCGCTTTTTGTTCAAAAATCTGTAATTCGAATAAATCAAATCTCCCGACGCTAATGAAGCTTTTATAACTCCTTTCATCTTAATAGTAGGGTCATTTGTGTAGTCAATGTACTTTTGAGGAGATTTCTCGCTAAACGCTAAAACTTCTTCTTCAAGCAATTCTACATCCCATGAATCTACGTAATTAGGGAATTCTAAACTCGCAATAGCTCTATTGGTAATTTCTCCTACTGTAAATACCAAGTTACTTGCTTTCAATTTTAATTTTTTGTCAGCGACTACTTGTTTCGATTTCGCCAACGGATCATATTCTCTAAAAACTACATTCAAATGTGGGTGAATAGCAAGGAATTTCTGCAACGTAACGTTGTTGGCCGGAACTTTCAAACGCCCATAATTAAAAATAACATCCGCAACTAATACCGAACCTGGCTCTTTACTTTGTTTCTCAATAAAGAAAGAAGGTTGATTTGTAGCGTAACGCATAATGTGTACTGCTTGCGTTTCCTTATTCGTATATTGTAAAGGCATCGTAGCTGTATGTTCTTTTGCAATAGAGCAGGAGATAGGTTTTACTGTATCGCACAACTCATATTCTCTATCTTTCATCTCCCAATTCCTTAATTCAGGAATGTCGTCGATATTGTTTTCTTCTTTGAATTTTGGCTGACTTTGAGTTTGGAAATTTGGTTGTTGCGCAGGCATCTGAAAATTCTTCATTTGGTCTGCAACCATTTTAGCAACCATTTCTGAAACTTGTGATACCGGAATTGACTCTTCCTTTTTTTGTGGTAAAATGTCCGGTTCCTCTAAATCTGAATTAGGACTTTCCGTCGAAAACTCTTGTGATTTTAGGTATTCCGCCAACGGAATCTCCCCAACATATTTTTTATCATCATTTATTAATCCATCAGCTTTCATCTTTTTATAGAGTGGTGTAAAGTGATGTGGCAATTTTACTTCTTGTGCTTCCATTTTATTTGATTTAAATTGTTAATTATCAGAAACAAAGATAAAAAATAAACGACAACAAACGTTTAACATCGGAAACAATTTCACTTTTTGCTTTGTAAAGCGAAATTATTTCCTATATTTGCAATGCAATCCATCACTTGCATTAAGAAAAATAGGTGAAACACCCTAACCAAGAAACCCTTAAAGATGCGTGATGGCTCTTTAGGGGTTTTCTTTTTAAAACAGGAATTATAAGCAATGGAAACGAAAACTTGTACAAAATGTAAAGTAGAACAAGAAATTAGCGGATTCTACATTCGGCGATCACGAAACAATCAACCTAGGACGATTTGTAAAAAATGTGAAAGTATTCAAAAGGCGAAGCCTATAGAAGTCGTTCCTGATTTAGAAGGTGAAATTTGGAAAGATATCATTAACTACGAAGGTATTTATGTCGTAAGCAATAAAGGTCGTGTAAAACGCATCATGCATCGGAAAAATCCAACTAATACAATTATAAATACAAGTGTTAATTCATTTGGGTATTATTATGTGTGTTTGACTAAATTAGGCAAAGGAAATAATTTCATGGTAAGTAGGCTAGTAGCAACTGCTTTTATTCCAAATCCAGAAAATAAACCACAAGTAAATCATCTTAAAGGGAAGGATAGGAATGAAGTAGAAAATCTTGAATGGAATACATCTAAAGAAAATATAAATCATGCATGGGAAACAGGATTATCAAAACCTAAAAAAGGTACGTTAAACGGTAACGCAATTCTTACAGAAAAAGAAGTTTTAGAAATTAGAGAAAGTTCATTAACTCCTTTAGAAATTAGTTTAAAATATAACATTAAAAGAGAGCAAGTATATAAAATACTTAGAAGAGAACGATGGTCACATATATAAAAAAACCCACTCAAATGAGTGGGTTTCAATATTAAAATCAACATCTAGCCCCTGAAAAGGATCGTATTATTTCTGCCTATCAAAACAACTGCCTGCTCTGACTGAAACTCAGTACGAATAGTATCAGTATTCGACGTACCTTTTGACCAATCAAAAATTGACAATTCATAATCTCTATTCATCGCTCCATAAGCTCTGTTTCTTACGTGAATCATAGGTTTGATTGAAGTAGTTCCTTGCATTGGGTCTGTAACTGATTGTGAAGCAGATGGCACTAAAAATCCATTTACCTTAGTTACACCGGCCATAGCTCCTTGAGCAGTAGCTTCTTTCAAATACTGTAATGGAGAATAGTTAAATTCGTATCCACCTAAAGTATATCCTTTGAAAGATAAGTCTAATGCCATTTGAGCGTTGTTTTGGAACGAACCGTAAGACAATCCAACTGTATTCGTATCAGCTAAGAATTTATCTTGAGCAAAACAGAAAGCAGTAGTTCCGTAGATGATATTGTCTCTCAATTGCCCTTGTTTTTCCAAACGGTCAATCATAGATTCAGCACCAGCTCTGTCAGAAATGAATCCTGCGTAGATATTACCTTGACCCATTGAAGCAAAAAGTCCCTCACGACCTTTATATCCAGCAGCGGCTAAATCTCCGGCCCACTCTTTAGAGTTGAAGTTTGCAGACTCACGTTTGTTTCTGAAACGTTTTTCAGCATTTTCTCTGTTTACGTTGTACCAAACATACCCAACAGTTTCACCTGAGCTATTATCAGTAGCTTTCAACCATGAAATCTGAGTCATGTTAGTACGGTTCTCAGAAACCATTTCTTTGGTGATTGTACCTCTTGTAGTGTATTGTTGGTATTTAGTGTTCAAAGATTCTTGCATTCCTGCTGTACCTTTTAAGAACTCTGAAATATCAGCAAAACAAGAAATTCCTGTAGCTCCTAAAGCTGTCCAACCTGCTGAATCACCACAAGAAGCGGTAAAAGTAGTAGAAGTTGTAGCCGAGATACGTCCTTGTCTTGAAACTGAACCATCAGGTAAAAATGCTTGAATAACTTCACCTACTCTAAAAGTATGGTCAGCCAATGTAAATACATCTCCTGTACGTGCTACTCCTGAAGCAAGTTGAGTCAATCTGTCCTCTTCTGTCCATGTGATAACATCACTTGCATAAGGGATTTTACGACCTGTTTTTTCAAACCATCCTTCAATCATTTGGCTACCATATCTCTTATTAAGAGTTTTGTCCAAATCTGGCAATTGGTGATCGCCGTAATCAAGGTCAGTTAAATCTAAGTAATTTGCGGCAGTAGGTACTTTAGTCGCGCTTGGCGTATATCTTACTGCGGGTGTTCCTGCGATTGCTCCCATTTCTTTTGTTTTTTAAAATTGTTTTCTAATTTTTTTGGAACAAGTAAAAAGCTAATCTTTAGAGAAAGTAATACCGGTGTTTTGATTGTTTGGTAAGTTCCTTATATTGTCAGGTTGAATATTTTTAGAAGTTTTATCGCTTAGTTCAAGTTCTTTGGCTCTCCCTAAGTTGTATGCTTTATTCAATTCTGCTTTGTAGTTACTTGCCATGTAAATCGCTTCATGGTATCCTTTTGGGTCAATTAATTTTCCCGTATTTTCGTCTAAGAATTTTTTAATAAGATTGTTTGAGTCTAATTGAAATTCCTTAATCTCATTGAGATTTTCCGGTTTAATGGAAATTTCTTCAAAACCTATTTTCTCATCGCCCAGTTGAATTTTAAAACCTTCAAAATTGCTGTTAAATAGAGATTCAGTTTTTGAGATAAAATCATTTCTGCTAGTTTCTCTCTCAACAGAATATGCTTCTTCTTGTTGTTTTTGACTTTCCAAGAGTTTCTTTGCTTCTCGGTACTCCAAAGGAATATGCTCGTCAGAACCTCCAACGGCGCTAAACTCCTCTTTACGTTGCTCGAAAAACGCATCCGCTTTCTTCAAATCCGACTTCACATTGATACCTTTTTCGAGTATTTCATCTTCGTCGATGTCTTCGTCAAGGTCTTCTGTGTTGTATTTTTTATTATACAAGTGATTTACTTCTCTCTCTGTTAGGTCAGGGTTAGATAGTTTTATGTAATTTCTAAGTCTTACATCAGCACTTTCTGCACTCCAATCTTTCTGAGTTTCTAAGTAATCATTGTAGTTTTTATTACCAGTTTTTTCAATGAACTCATTAAATTTCTCCATCTCAGGAGCATATTTCTTTTGCTCTTTTGGCGTTAATGATTCTTTAAATTCATCAACTGACATTCCTTTTGAGTTTGCCAAGTATTCCATAGCTAAATCTTCGTCTAGCTCTCTTTCTTCATATTCGTCTTCTTCCTCTTCCGTAACTTCCGGCTGAATAACTTCTTCTGTTTCAGGAATAATTACATCTTCCTCAATGCTATCAGTTACTATTTCTGAATCTGAACCGTTATCAGGAGAAAAACTGATATTAGTTTCCGGAGTTTCAACCGTAACTATCTCGTCAATAATCGTTTCGTCTGCTGGCATCTTTTTAAATTTGATTTGATTTATAGTACAAATGTAAATAATAAACGATTACAAACGTTTGTTGTCGTTTATTATTTACATAGTTTTTTAGAGATTTTGACAAAATCTCGCATTATTATTTAAAAATAACTATGCTTTCTTCTTGTCAGAATCATTTTTAACAGGAGTAAGAGTTATTCCTGAATTACTTTTTTTAGAGTTAATTACCGGCATATCTTTTTCAAGAGGTTTCATTCTTTGGTAACTATCTACACTTGGGGCAGTACCGTCAGGAGCGTATTTATCCGTGTAGTCAGAAGTTTTGGTCATTGTTCTTCCTCTTAGAACTTGTGGATTTCCCTCTTTTACTCGTGTCTTATTCGCTTCTACATTTCCTGCTCTTCTTTGGTCAACAACATCCATTCCCATGAATTTTGCTTTTTTGGCTCCGGCAACACTATCCTTAGACGCCATCGATTCAACTTCTACTTTCTTTTTATTGAATGCGGAAATTCCGTCGATTTTTTTGATAACAGCCGAGGAAAGTCTTTTCGGACTGTATCCCTCTTCTTTGGCATCGGCAACAGTTTCTTTGTCGTAGATTCCTTTTTTAGCTTCTTCAGCTTCTACATTTCCCTTTTTGGGAACTTTTACCATTATTTTTTTCTTCTTGTCAGGCATCTTATTGTTTTTTATTAGTTAAATATTTCCATTTCGGCTTTTTCTCCTTCAAAATCAATTGGGTCTTTTTCCTTTGCTTTTTGGTCTGCAATTCGGCTTGTGTGCGTAGCGGCTACGGCAAGATTTTTCTCTTTATCTGATTGCATTTTATTTAGCTTCTCAGTTGCTCCGGCATTTATTATGTATTGAAGATTAATGCTATTTTCTCCTTTAAGAGTTTCGGTCAATCTATCTTGTTCTCCACGAACTTTTTCTTTCGCAATTTCTCCTTCAGCTATTGCTTGCTGTTTTTGAGCGTCCGCTTGCATTTGTAGTTGAATAGTTTCTTGTGCGAATTGATTAGCTTGTTGACTTGTTCTAATATCCATGTCACTTTTTTGTTGTGCTTCTTGTGCTTTTTCTTCTTGCATTACTTTGGCACGTTTCTTAATTAGAATCGATAAATACTGAATAGCAAGGTCCAAAACTTTGAAGTTTCTAATTTTATATTTATCATCCAATCCTATGAATCCTTTTTCAATAGCTAATGATAAATCAGCATCAAGCATCGCTCTTTCCTCATCGTCCATTTCTAATTCAAAGAATATGGCAAAATCACTCAAATGCAAATCCTTAACGTAGTCTAAATCTTCTACGGCGGTTGCGCCAATTTTCTGAATCAAATCATCGCGTAGGCTTGGGTAATATTTCAAAATATCTGAAATAGCATAGCTTATTGTAGTAGCTGATTTTAACGTTAAATATCCCGAAGCGTCTAATATGTGTCTTGTTGCTAAATTCGAACTATACGCTGCTATTTTTTGAATACCAACCAAAGTATCTTTATCCGGAGTAGAGGCGTCACTCGCTTTGTTTAAGCCAACTACGTCGGTAAGTTCTAATATGTATCCGTTATTTTCATTTCGTAGCGCAGACAGCTTATTAATACTATCTCCGGTTTGTACTTCTTGAAAAGGTTTTTGAGCATTGTTATAATCTCCACCAATCAAAGAGGAACGATATAAGTAACTACCTTTTTGTAGGTACATATCAAGAGTTTGTTGAACTGTTTGCATTTTACCGTCGCCAAGGTCAACTTCTGCTAAAGCATCAAGGTCGATAGCGATACCGTCCGGAGTAATTCCTTGGATAATCTGTTCTGCTTTTAGTTCGGTGATATTTATTTTATCTTCAATAGGAATCATTCTCGAAACTAAACTCGAAATAATACCGTCTTGAAAGTTTGGCGCTATGATATGATATTGCTCACATACTTTTTTAGTATTTGATTTTGGTCTTGACATTGATTTTGACAATTCCCATTTCAAAAGAATATTGGTTCCTAAAACCATAGCCCCTTCAAATAAAACTTCTTCGACTACTGAAGCTCTTGTGTATTTGTCTTTTTTGTCTTTTGGTTTTGAAGTATCAAAAAATTCACTCGCCTTATCTATAATTACCTCTCCGTTTGCTTTCTTTTTTATTTTACTTGCTCTTTCTCGGAAAGTTTTATAGGTAAAATACAAGATATTCGTACTTCCTTTTAAGGTATTAGATTTTGACAAATCATTCATTGTGGACCATGAATAACCTGATTCTACAATTTCTTTTTTTACTTCTGCATCTGCTAATAATTCAGGGTATTCGATGAAAATGTCACTCACCAAAACTTGCTCCACATGTCCTTTGTAAAAACAATCTCTAAAATAAGGGTCTTTAGTAGGGGAGTAAACTAAATCACTTGCATCTATTCTTTTTTGGATAATTCCTTTTGATGGGTTTAACCTGGTAAAATTACACCCAATACCGTCAACGACTAAATCTCTAATGATTTGTCTATTAATAACTAAGTTGTATTCATTATCAGCCATCACAGTAGCTATGGCTAATTGATTAGATAAGCAGTTTGAAGGTTTCCACTCCATTTGCATATGAATATCCAACTCATTTTTATTTAGAGGCAATTCGTCAATAGGCATGCTTGCAATATCCATCCCAAAATCTTCTTTAGCCTTTTTGATAATTGGTAAAGTGTTTTGGTCGGCTTCGATACGTTTTCTATAAGCTTGTTTATTTTCTTCAGAAACCGGATCAATTGCTTTTGCTTTTATAGAGTAGTTTCTGCTTACCATTCCATTGACAACTAAGTCAACTATTTTCGGCATACGAGTTAGTGACTTTTTGCTTAAATTCAACAAAGAAACATCTCCGTTAGTCCCTAATTTAGAGTAGTATTTACTCATGTTTACCAATCCGTTGGCGTATATTCTTCTTTCGTCAAAAATAGCTTTATTGGCATAGAATCGACTTTTACCTTCTCCTTTGTAAAACCACTCAGAGTAGATAACATCCCCAACTGCTTTACCGAAAGCTTTACTTTGCTTTTTTTCAAAACTATCCAAATGACTTGGGTAAGATATGTTTTGTGATATTTTAAATGTGCTTTGTTCTGCCATGATAATTAGCTAAATTGTTTGAATTTTATACTTACTGCTTTTGTTGCTCCTTTTGGTTCCATGTAAGGCTTTCGGTTTACAGCCATAATCGCATATCCGGATGCTATCGTTGCATCAAAATCTGTTCTTTTTGCTACGTTGAATTTAGCCCAATCTCTCAAAGTCCTATCGAACGGCATCGAACCCATTTCTCCTTCTTCGCGAACTGCAAATGTGTTTTGACCTTGTGCATAGTTTCCAACGTATTTGTCGATGTAACTTTCAATACCAGTCCAATGCGCGTTTATTATCTCTTGTCCGGAACTCGGCGCTCCTCCCAAATCTCTCTCAGTCTGAGAAAGTTTATTCATAGGTTTGTCAAAACGATTAATAGAATATCCTCGATAACCTCTATTTCTAAAGTGTAATAAGAATCGAGTTTTGTTACTCTCAATCAATGCCGGCATGCTATAAAACACACAAGCCATTAAGCAATCCTCAAAGAATATTTCAGCAGTTTGTGGCCTTGTGATGTATTCTAAAAAGAAGAAATTACTCGGAGCATCTCGCATAGTAGTTCGGGTTAATCCCAACATCGCACCTTTCGAACCTCCGCTATATTCTGATCCGTTTTCAGTATCTTCCAATTTACTCCCTTGTACGGAGTCTTGGTCATATGTATCTACTCCAAAAGCCCCTAAATCATCATTATCCGGATGCTTGCATACGTGTCCAAACTCGTTACGCTTGTTCACCCATTTATTACGCATATCCTCCGGCGGTATCCATCCCACAAGAAAACGTCCTTTTTCGGTTGGAGTCCAAATTACTTTTGTATCCGGAATATTATCCTCCCATGAGAAGTTTCCACGCGTTAGGGTTTTTCTAACATCGTATAATTCATTATGCTCTAATTGGGCATTAATTTTTTCTTCGTCAAAAATCGTTGAAACTGATTCATCCCTGAAAGCATCTACTTTTGTAATTGGGTCTAAACGTCTTGCATTCCAATAGTTCTTTTCTCCAAGTAGTCTTGCTGACTTAAATTCATTTTCTAAGTACTGTAATGCACCGTAGAGTTTTAGTTCTCCTTGTACATTTATAAAACTTTTTCCGGTTTCTACTACTGAATGACAAACTCCATATTTATCGGTATAATCTTCAGCATTTTGATGGGCCGGTAAGAAGTACGCGTATAATCCCGTAGTAGTTCTGCCATTCTCATTACGTCTTGATACATTCGAACCAATATCCATTAATTTAAAATCGCTACCTCCTTTGTTTAGTGGATTTACTGTTGAGCCAATAAATGCTTTTCCAACAACTCTACCACCTTGAATCATAGTAGGCTTGATATTCGCCCAATGTGCTAAATAGCTTAAATACTCCCATTTTGAAGCTTCATCACCTAAGTACATATCGAGTTTTACAGAGTCATAAGAAAGTACAGCAGTAGCTCTATAATCGACTGTGGTGTTTAGATAATCAGAAGTTGACGTGTCTTTAGTTTTTTTGGCTGCTCTTGAATTATCCGACGGCTTCCCGAATACCATTTTCTTAATATCATCAATTTTACCTTTTACTACCGGTTGGAAGAAAAATGGTAAATTCTGAATTACATACGAGTATTTTTGGAAAGCAACGGCAGCATCTATGTCACTCTTAGATGTGATTCCTATTTTTTGATTTTTGGTCGTTGTAGATAATTGTACCAAATGGTCTAATGCCATCTCGGTAAATCCGGTACGACGTCCTTTGGTAAAAAACATTCCGATGCATCTTTTGTCCATAAGGCAAGCTTTGGCAAAATAATACATATTGGCTTGTGCCATTCTGAACTCTTTGTATCCGCCGGTATCCGCCATTTGATTCCACTGCAATCCCATATAATGTTCAGGAGTGATGTAAACTGCTTTACCGTTATTCATAAACCAAACTCCTTCGCGTCTTCTTTTAAATTCCTTCAAAATAAATTCCGCAAAAGCTTCTTCGGTATCCGGAGTAAGTCCTTTTGGCATTTCCGTTCTTCTCCAATATTGTTGCTCTTTTGGGAGTCTATGAAATAGTATTTCTGTCTGCTTAGGCTTTTTAGGCAACATGATATTAAGTCCGTCCAATGTGATAATTTCACCTTTCGTACCTAATGGGCATATCATTACGCTATCCGTATCTACATCATACCATTCTTTGTGATAGTTCTTCGATGGGTAAAACTCTTGATTGGCAAACTTCTCAGGATAACCTCTTTTGAAATCTCGTTCCTGTAAGTCAAACTTATCGGCTTCGATTTGGTTTCGTAGTTCTAAGTTTCCGGAGTTTATATCCGTTATGGCTTTTAGAATTATTGGTTTAGAACGAATTGCGGTTCCATATTTTTCAGCATCTAATTCAGAAAAATCAATCTTCTTTTTTAACGCTTGTCTTAATACATGAATTGAATTTTCTCCGGCGTCAACAAGCTCTATGATATAAGATTTTAACTTTTCATGACTTGGAGCATTCGGTGAGTTTTGCCAAGAAACAAGCAATTCTTTTATCGCTACAAAAGAATCAATCCTTGACTTAACAAGAGTGTGTAGTTTATCATCATCGACTTTTAAAATGTCAACGCTAAGTTCCATGCCCCGAAGCGCATCCTTAATGGATATTTCTATTTCCTCACTCAATCCCTTCATATAGACAAAGATATAAATTTAACGTTTGCAAACGTTTGTTGTCGTTTATTTTAATTATAATAATTAATTCCACCAAAACTATCAATCGTTCAAATTTTTAAGGATAGGAACGATTGATATGTAGGGCAGTTTATTAAATGTTTCAATTTATCATTTTAAAAATCTTTAATAATATTAAACATTTGATTTCCTAAACTTTCAGAACTTACACCATCAAAGTGATAAAGGTCAAGTAAAGTACCACTCCGCATATCTACCATATATACATTTACATCTTCATTTTTTATTTGGATTTGTGCAGCTTCTATTACAACGTCATATTGGGCGGAAGTATGGCTAATTGTTCCAAAAACAATAGGTAGTATTGGGTTTCCAACGACGCCACGTACATAAGCAATTAGATTTTTAAAATTGTTATAATAGTCAGTAGAAGATTGGGAATTTACACTTGCTGCAACTGAGTCACTTTCGCCTTGATGCCATAGAAATGCCTTTATTTGTATATTAGAAAATTCTGCACTTAACATCATTTCCCTGATATACTGCTCAAACTGTTTTGTTAGTTTTGTTACACTCACTGATGGTTTTTCAAAAAATGGTTGCCAACATGGTTGAGTAGTACTTGCTTTTTCTGATATAGCAGTCCCGCCTAAAGCATGTTTTATAACGTAAATGTCTGCTGCTAAATAATTACTTAGCCTATAATAAACTTCACTATCATATGCCCATAAGGATGGTACAGTGAAATTCTGCCAAATTTTACTACTGTTATTCCATATCTTAGTAAGGGGAATCGTTGGGGTTGCTGGGTTATACCAACTTGGGGGCTGAGTAGATAAAGGAACTCTACCCTGTGTATTAGATTGTCCAGCTGTTAGTATTCCAAATTTTTTCACTATTGAGTATTCTTTTTTTGATAAGCCTCTATCGTACGCACTTAATGTAGAACTGCTCATTCCTTCTAAAGATAAGACCCTAGATGAAATACTATCTAAACTTGCTGAGTTTAGTTGAGACTTTATAAAATCAGCAAGTGGTCCCGAACAGTCTTTAAAATATCCACTTTTATTTTTTGTTATTAAAATAATATTATTCGGATCTTTTACTAGCGTAGTATTCCATCTTGTATAATAAATTGGAAGTACCCCTGTATTATATAATGAAATATCTGAGTGTTTAATGTAGGCTGTAGTATTTGCAGCTGTTAATATAATAGATCTTAATCCACTAGTCGCTATTAAAAAAGCATACTTATCAGTATCATATAAAGAAGCAACTAATATTGTTGATGTCCAAGTAACTCTAATGTTATTTATATTTCCCAAATATTGGTTTTCAAATTTAAACCCATAATCTATTGGGTTTGACTGGTTATCAATTATAGTTATACCTACGTCTCTTTTTGCAACATCAACAATTTTAGCGTATTCAGTAAGAGTTAAAGCCGTTTGGCTATTGCTAAAAACTCCTGAAACTCTTGAAACTTCTGCTCTTGTATTAGCAGGAAGGACAAAGTTTCCAAAATTAGTATATGTTCCTGCTTGAGTAGCTATCCAATAAGCGTCTTCTGTTCCTGATGGAGTATCAGTAGGCACGATGCTTCCTTTAAACTTAGGAGTGGCTAAGGTACGAATGCTATTTACCACTACTAATATTTTGATTACAGCATCGCTCAAATCCGTAGGTGCTACTCCGTCAATTAATCCAATTTCATTAAATTGTAGAAACATTAATGACATTCCGTTTTCTAAAAAACAAATGCTATTATTTTCTAAAACTACATTTGGGTCATTAAAAACAGTTATCTGAGGAGTATATTTTCCGGACTCCGTATCTAAAGTTATAACTAAACTTGTAGATTCTTTTGTAATTGAGTATTTCATAGTTTCTTCCAATTTTTTTGTTTATTTGTTTAAAAAATACATAGTGAAACTATGCTTCTAATTTAGCAAGAATCCTGCTTGTTCTCATTCTGTATAGTCTTTCGTCGTCGATTAAGAACTCATATTCACAGTCGCTTCCGAAGGCTATTTTATCGCCTATATTGATACCGAGTTTCAGTAGAATTTCATTAGTATATCTTACGATTCCCACATGTTCTTGTTCTACTTCTCCTATCCATTTTTTAGTTTCTACGATAGGAGTAACGAATACGAAATTATCTACTGCAATTTTTTCTTCTCCACGAATGATTAAAAAAATCAATTCGGGCAAAACTTGAAATAAATCCCCTTGAATATGAAAATCAGATTCCCTTGTCTTTCCTTGTGAGTCAAAATAAGTTCTGAATACATTGTGTTGTACTACTACATGGTCATCTACTTTAATGTTTCCTTCATAATTTAAAGGGAGCGAAACTACTACACCTATACGATTTACATTAGAAGCGTGTTCTATTGAAGTATTGGTGATAAGAGTTTTGTCGCCTACTTGCTTAGTATTTATGAATTTCTCCCCATTCAAAGGAGTTACAATAAATCTATCAGTCATTCTCATAATTAGTCAATAAAGTATTGCACATTCACACGGTCACTTTTTGCAATGTCATTCCAACGCTGTGCCTTATCTCCGGAGCCAATATAAATTTCGTAGCAAGTTTCCGTTGCAATAATTTCAAATATGGTACGTTTTTCAAGTTTCCCATTTATAGGTAAATGTCTTTCTTGCCCTACAGTATAAACGAATGGTTCTCTCCCGAATATAGCTTCTGTGATTTGTCGTATTCTTTTATCTGCCATTTTTTCTTTTTTTATTTGTTATTTTAAGCGCAATCTATTACTCCGATTACTTCTCCTGAAGAGTTTATTTGGTATCCAAAAGCCAATGAAATCCAATAATAAGTACCATCGCCCAAAAATGGTGACGAAAGTCCTGAATTGTTATGAATTATATCCCCCAAAATTGGAAATGGTCTTACCGCATACAATGACAAAGGATACGTAGTTGGTATTGATGATGATGAACAAGCTAAATAAGGCGTACTATTACTGAAATTGATGTTATAATACGGTTCCGGACTTGGTCCTATTGAGCAACTTGTGATATTCGATACATAACCTGAACTATCTATTTGCATCGAAACTCCGTCGGCGCCGTATTGATACCACAAACCATAACCAACAAACGGATTTGTCAAAGCAGATTCGGTGAAAACTCGCATTCCTGAAACAATAGTACTTGCAGAAGAAAATAATGATGTAGGGAATGTAGTTTCGTCACAAGCTAATGATGCTGACGTTCTTCCGGTCGTCGAAAATCCATACTCATAGTAAACTCCTGGAGCCGAAACTTCATTCACAATACTTAGAATCATTTTTTTAAATGGGTGCATAGCTTATACTTTAGTGTTTCCAAGCAACGTGTAAACCTGAGTAGCAACATCTCGCTCTAAATAAACGCAATCATGCTGTCTGTTGATTCTAAGGCCACTTATTGCATTTTCTATCGTTACCCCCGAAGCTCCTAATAATGAAACTTCTCCGGCGCCTTTTCTAACAAACCCAACATTAAACTTACTTCTCAATCCGGTTGACGGTACTGTGATTGTTATATTTGTGGAGTTTTTAAGGTTTATGACGAAATTATTATCTGAATCTGTAAGCGTAAAACTCGCACTTGCTTCTCGTTGTAGATTATTAGAATTTATTTTACCGTTAATGTATTCAGCTTTCCAATATCCATCTCCTACGTAAGTGAATCTATACGAAACATTTATAGGAAGAGTAATGGCTGAAACATATGAATTCACATCTTCAACGGTCATGAAATTAGTATTTGCTGAATTTGCACGAACTACTATTGAATCACTATACGTAAAAACTACTACTTCTTTTCCTATCTCTGTTGTAGTTGGTAAGTAGGTAATTCCATTTGTAAATGATACGTGATTAAAGTCAGACGGTAAAACTGTTGGAGTAGCCGAAGCAGAATATGTAGAAACAGTTTTAGGCACTACTGTTACATTTGTACCATTTGTTCCGTTTGTTCCATTAGTTCCTGCGACTCCTTGTGGACCGGCTGGACCTTGCGGGCCTTGGATCCCCTGAATACCTTGCGCTCCTTGTGGTCCCGTAGCACCTATTGATGTAGGTAATGTGATAAAATCAGTCGTCAAAACTACCGGTAAATCAATACCCACACTTCTGTTTTGTAGTTTCAGTATTGACTTTACGCCATTAAGATTCACGATTACTACATGATATTGGTCAACAACGAATACCGGATCTAAATTATTTAGTACTGCTGCATGAGTAGCGTACAAACCTCCTGAATAAGTAATTTCAGTAAATCTCAAAACGCCACCGGTCAACGGAGAAAGCCCACTTATAAAGTAAGTTTTCAGTTGTCCGAGTAAAAAGTTTTTCGTTTTTTTCGCTAAAGAGTTTCCGTCAGTTCCTATCAAGGAATCTAAATCAGAAACATCTGTATCTACAATGTAAACTACATCATTACTTATTTTTGTCATTACTCTATCTTTTTATATTAAATATCGATACATTATAACCTACCCAAACTGTTTGATTCGTATCAAAACTCCCTGATATTATATTTCCTTTTCGATTCTGAAACATGATATTTGCTCTTAATTTAAAAGCATCTAACTGTGTAGTATTTCCAACTTCAACTCCCGCCAAAAGTCTAAACACAGTTTCTTTCACCTTTACCGGAACTTCAATTTTCTTTTCTTTTATTTTGTAGTTTGGAGTAATTTCTTTGACTTCGCCTTGCACGATTCCATCGATGTTTAAGACTAAATTTTCATCTTCAAATTTGGTAGAAAATTTATTAAGCTGAATAGCTTTGTTGAATGACAATTGTTTGATACTATCATTAGCTTTAGCAAAATCCTTTTTTAGTTTTTCGTTTTCGGCCAATAGTTTTTTATCAACTTCCTGACTTCGGGAAAACGATGGTTTTTCAGTTGTCAAGTATTCCTTGACAACTGAATTTGTAATAGGAATATGAACTGGCTTTTTAGCTTCAAATTTTCCTTTTACTTCCGGAACTACTACTTTGGCAGTTACCGTGGATTCCTCGTTACCTTGACAGCTACGGAAAAGAAAAATAAGTAACACTATGATTACGATGTTTTTCCAATAATCAAAAAAAAGCGATTTCAATATTGCGGTGTCTATTTTATTCATGATTTTATAGTTTTGGATAAATTATTCCGTTTTCGTCTTTTATGGTTAGTTTCTTATCAACCATTTGCTTCAATTCTCTCCAAGTAAAACCGAAATTAAACTCGAAATGCGGTGCATCTTTGAATGATTCCCAATCTCCGCCCCAATCCCAACCTTTCGATTTGAAGTAAGCTACAATTTCCATCCAATCGGCGGTTTTGTCGCCATCGTAATCTTTAAAAGTATTCCAGGAAGCTTCTTCAAAAATCCCATCTTTATCTTTGTCAATGAGCAAAACTATGTCAAACGCTAAACCGTAATTATGAATAGATTGCCCGCCTTTAGCATTCGTTACTTTTGGCTTTTTCAAGTACAAAGCATCTTGTTCTGCATTGGTTCGATATACGTAAGAAAAACGCAATCGAACGCCGGCTCCCAAAAGATTATTGGCTTCATGATATTGCACAAGCAAACTTTCTCTTAGTTCCGGATGCGCTTTTTTTATTCTTTCTATTGTGATTTTATCCATGATTACTGTTTAAAAATTTTCTGTATAAAAACCCAAATCAGTTGAAATATAGCACCTCCCAAAACAGCAATAACAGAAAATCTTGCTAAGTAAACTTTCTCACGAATTAGTAACTTATCAAGTTCGTTGTCTATACGACTTACTTTTTCTACCAATCCTTCTTGCTTAGTTTTTTCGTCGCTTTCTAAGTAAAAAAGAATCTTATCTACCTTTTTGGTTATTTCTTGTATTTCTGACATTTGGGGCATTTTTTAAATGTTATTCTTCTTTTACTGGGAATTGCTTATTAATGAATTTCTTTGAAGCTTCAGACAAACCCATTAATAATGACAAAAAAACTAACAAACTATTAAAGACATCAATAGCATATCGATTCACTTCTTTTTCAAGTATTTTATCACTAACTACAATAAAAGCACCTAATACCAAAGTGAAAATAAAAGTCACCAATATGGTTAAACTTTTTCTTGACCACTTACCATTTGTCTATAGTGTATCATTTAGTATTTTATTCATAAGGGCTGTTTAGTTAAATTTTATTGTTTATATTTAATATTTATAATGTTGTTCCGTTTCCTGCATTATATATCGAATTTATCTGAGTTTGAGTTAAGGCAATATTATAAATAGAAAACTCGTCTATCAATGCCCCCCCTCCGCCTGCATAGCCTTTGCCAATTACAGCATCACCACTTGAAGGATTTGCGCCTGTACCTGTTGTTGTGTGATTCATAACCTCTACAGAATTGAAATATATTTTAATCGTATTATTGGCATAATTACGAACTAACACCACGTGTACCCATTGATTAAGGGTCAATTTATTTGCTCCTGTATTTGGATTTAAAAAACCTCCACTATTTAACGGGGTGTAATAAAAGGATAATTGCCCATCTTGAAATAGGTTCAATGAACCCCAACTAGTATAACTTCCGTATTCAAATGGATTTTGTCTAATCGCAAAGCTTGTTGGTTTTATCCAAAAACTAATTTGATGATAATTGCAAACTATCTCAACTTTAGTTTTCATGTTCTTATAGATAACCTTCTCATAACTATAATGTCCTGGCTCATGAGCCAATAAGGCTTTTTCTAAAAATTTCTCTAAAGTACCAACTACGGTTAAATACTGGGCTTCGGCTCCACATTTCTTGCACCCATTGCCATCTACCAAATACTGTGCAACAATTTCAAAAAACTCCTGATGTTTATTACACCAGACTTTGACTTTATTGTTGCAGCCAGTATATTTAATAAATGAAAAATCATAATCACGATTTAACTCTGTTGCTTTTTTGGTTATTTTTTTTACAAACTTGTCTTGTGCATTTACTTTTTTCTCCATATTTCTTCTTAAAGAAATATCTGGGTAAATAGCAATCTGTAGGATCGCCCGTAATCAGGGCTTGAGTTATTTGCCATTTCAATCCTGAACCAATAACGTCTCCGTTTGGCTTAAAGTGTAGCTCACCAAGTACATTATTTAAATGCTTTAGCTCTCCTTGTCGGTATGCGTAAATCTCATCTGAGAAGGTAGCCAGTACATCCTTGTCGGAACTCACGATCACACCCTTAACACTATCTTGTTTGTTTATTGCTATT